CGTCCCAGCCGCGGCTGATTGCTGGTTAGTGTATTGGGTCTGATCATCTGTAGTCAGATCATTAATCGTCCCACCTTCCGGAATTGTAATGGTACGAACTGGAAGAAAGTTGTTGGTTAGGAACCGGGCAGCATCTGCTGCCTGCACAGTGTACATGTATTTCCAGGAATGTCCATCCGATTCAGCCACTGGCGCGTTAACATCAGTTTGAGTTGGCTTAATAACAGAAGCCCCACTTCCTGGATTGATGCATTTATACACTTTGAACTCATCAGTCACAACATAGAACTGAGAGTCGAAGATATCTTCATTACGATCATCCCAAGCGGTATATGCATTCCCGGATGTCCAATTATGACGTGGAACAACATGTGTCACATCGGCCGCTGTAAGAAGCTTCATTGCAATCATGTTATTGTGTATGTCAGTCGTTTCGTTTAGGGTGTCGACGGGGAAATCAGCTTCCTCGTCTGTATTATCAGCAATGTTTGACGACCACACGTCAGACTTTGCGATTGCAATGTACACAGAGTTATCGACTTCGCCGATACTCTGCTTGAATTCTTCGGCGTTATTTACGCGGAATTTATTTGTTACGATAGCAGCCATGTCAATCCTCTTAGATGTAGCCTTGCTGAATTTTAGTTTGTGTGTCCTGCAGTGTTGGATTGAGGACAGTTGTTAATGGATATATCTCGGTCCCAACATTAGTGAATACCTTCTCTTCAAGGTCATTAAGCTCACCAATATGAAGATTACCATACGCATACATTGCAGTATTGTCGTAGAATTTTAGCAGTTTAATCCAACGTTCTGCCAAGGTCTCTTTGTAATCGTTGTCACGGTTCTTAAATACAAACATCAAAGTAGGTAAGAACTCAGCAACTCTGTCACGTCGGCCAATCACATCAATTGAAGGTGGGTTAACGTAACCAGAACCAGCATTTGTTATATTTATACCTGTTAGGCGCCCGTCCTGACCAATCACTGCAGTACCTGTTGAGCGCACCCCATCAACCAGATCAGGGGCACTGAAAATGATAGTCGGGGTAGCTCTGAACTTGTACCCTCCACTCAATACACCCACACTGGACACTGAATCACCAGTCAATTGAGCTTCTAGAGTAGGCCCAACAAGAGATGAGTACAATGTAAGCAGTATTGGTAGGTCTTCTTGACCAATGAAACCGGGTTGTAATCCAGGCATGATAGAATTACGTTGATTAATCAGGCTGATTAAAATTGCAATCTCACCAAAGAATCTGAAACCTGCAGGGTGAATCAGTTTATTAAACGCGTTACTCCACCGATCAATGTTGGAACCCGTACGGATAACATATGAAAACTTCTGATAGAAGAACGAATCCTGGATCTTCTTGATGTCACTCAGGAACCCACCTTTATCCAGGTACTTACCCTGACGATATTCAATCAAGTTACCCTAGTCATCTAATACAGGGACACTGATTGATGGATCCCAGGTACCAGAACTTGGTATCAGCATGTCCTCACTTGGGTAGTATACATCCACCACATCACCTAGCAACAGGCGGAAGAACACCTCGATAGAATCCCGCGAACCACGTTCTTTATAGAATTGGATAAGGTTCTTGTACAGTAGAATCTTGTCCACACTGAGCTGTCGAGGCACTGCAGCCGCATACTCAGAATGAATCTGATCGAGATACTTATCAGGAGTCTCGTTAATGTTTCTAAGATTCTTCAGATCCGCCATTACTCGGCTTGGCTGATCGCCAGCATACACTTGGACTGGTGTAATCAGTGTAACAATTGTTCCTTCATACGATCCAATCCCCTCGATAGCAAACTGAGTACCATACACAACATTATCAAGCACCATCGATTCTGGTACTGTATTCCCACTTCGAATCTGTATCAGTGAAGCCTCATCCTGGATCTCATTACCACTGCCATCGATAATCTTTGACTCTGCAAAGGTATCATCGAAGAAAAACTTATTATTTGTAGTTTCAAACACAACACTACCTTCAATTACTGTGGCAGTGTAGCGCTGAGAATCCTCCCGATATGTCAAGTCCTTAGAGTTCATGAACTTGTAATATGCCTCGAGAAGATCTACAAGATTTTCGGCTGAGTCTAGCAGCTGTGACGGGATGTTAGACTTGGCCTGAATTTGTTCGCGCGACTTCTTAGACCGCGCGATTGTTTCCAGGGATATGTTATTCATTATTGTCTCGCAGTAGTCTGATAATCAATTGCCCCTGATGCGCCAGCAGTAGCGATCGTGTCAACCTCACCTACTACACGTAGCGATTGGCTATCAATCTGGACCAGCTGGTTTCGCCTAGGCGCGATATCATTTGACAATGGCTGTACTGTCACTCTAATTCGCGCAGCATTGTCAGGACGCAATCCATATATTGTCATGGTGCCCATCAACGGGTTAAACCGGCCGACATCTCGAATCACCTTAACTTCTTGGTCATTAACAATCTTATAGACATATAGACGTCTTTCTGTTTCGTTGAGTGGCTCATCCCCAATGAAATGACTAACCCCATTGATATCGAATGCATCAGTTGTGATTGACCGAGAAGATGCGATAGGAACCTCAACTGATCCAGCAAAGTTTAGCTCAAATGTATTAGATATTGCTGGATTCGGGAACAAATCCTTATACATGTATACCCGCACGATGCTGTTTAGAATACCTGGGTCAGCGTTATCAATTTCACGAGTCAGTTGTGAGTATCGGAACACACCATTAAACTCGCGCAGGTTATCTGTGTTGTATTGTTCTATTCGACGTTTCACAATACTCTGCAATTCTGCCTGAGAATTTTCAGTCAAGTTTGGGTTGAATTTGAAGAACACCTCAAGCTCAAGGTAAGTGAATACAGGATCCTGGAACACGGGGGTAATAGACACGACGTTTTTACCGCGCAAAATGTTTCTGATATTAGTTTTAGCGAGTGGTGTCAGGGTGTTACCTGATTTTGGTTTAATCGCAATGTACACCTTCCCATAATCAGGAGGATTACTATCCTCACCGCCCCACGTACTAATAGCCTCGATGTCGCCATATTCACGAACAAGAATGGACTTGTAATCATCTGCTGTAACAGCTCGGTTCTGGGCGATGTATGTGAGTGGGGCATTAAACCGAATCGACTCAATTCCCTCACGATCACTACCACCACTTGACTGAGTCTGTGGAATACTCAATCCAACGCTGATGTCAGTATTTCCACCAACATCTGAAGCGAATGTGAAAGAATTAGCTCCATTGCCCGCAGCGCCCTTCGTAGTAAGGTACTGAATCTCCACAATGTTATTATTACCAGGACGGTTACCAACAATCCCATCACCAAAATATACAGCGTATTCGCCAGTTGATCCCTCCTCGAGGAAATAAATTGGGCTTGTCCCATCGACCTGCGCAAATGATGTGAATGGAATGTAGACCGCATATGAGTTCGACTGCTCATGTGGGCGGACTCGCACTCGAATTGTACTCACATCAACGTTAGTGTCTGGGATAATAAACCGCTGACCTTCTACCGTGCTATCTACCCGGTAGTTATTGGTCTTTAGTTCACCCTGTTTAATAACAATGTTGTTGTACTGGAAATCCTCATCAATAGTAAGAGATGTATTGACTGTTTCCATTACAGTGAATGGGTATTGTACTCCATCAATTAGAGCTTGCAACCGGCTACCTCGCTGCAAGTCTAGTGTGGTTGGAACAGGCTCCCCAATCGGATCATTTACAGTGATATCAACCTCAACCGATGCCCCCAATGCACTACGAGGAATATACCCGAGAGGAGACGCGGCCGCGACCACATTGTGTCGTAGTTGAGCTGATGTGAGAAAGTTCTCGTTTACATCGACGTGGCCAAACATAGCGTTGTAGTGAGTGTTATATGACAGAAGATCCAACAACACACTCATACCAGATCCCTGGTAGTTGTAATCGTTGAATTCATCCTGACCTTTCAAAAACGCTATAAGGTTTGATTTGATTTTGTCGAAGTCTAGTTCGGTAACGTTTAGTCTATTGGCCATCTTTATCGTACCCTCTCCAGATACAGCTGAATTTCAACATCCTCAACAAAGTTTATGATATTGAATTTGATTGAGACGTAATATGTGTTTGCTGCGCTGCGATCTTCAATCTGAACATAGATCACATTGATTCGCGGCTCATTTTCCTCGAGTACTCGAACGATCTCGTTACGCAAGGCAGCGCGTGTAATATTGTCTACTGGTTCGAACAATAAGGAGCGAATGCCAGATGACAAGTTTGGTTGAAATGGGCGATCGTACTCCGCAGTGAGTACTAGGTTCCTCACTGACTGTTTAATCGCCGCAATATCTCGTAGAGGTACAATATCTCGATGAGCTGGGTGTTGTTTTAGTCGCAAATCGAGATCAGAGTATCCTTTTGTTTTAGAGACAATCTGTGCGCGTTTCTCACTCACATTCTTATCTGATAGTTGTTCTGTACTCATATTTATACCTTATTTATACGGGTGGACTAGATAGCGATGATCCAGGACCATCAGTCCAGGTGTATGGATGTTGGTGAGTGTCCAGTGATTTGCCAGCAGAAGTAACAACATCGCCACCACTTTGAATCAATCCACCGGATGTGATAGATGATGAGGTAACCAGTTCCCCTGATACTTGCAACAATCCATTGATCATAGTAACAGGAGCATTGACGGTAAGAGAGACTGTATCGAGTTGGGTTGATCCTCCAACGACTATATCAGCATTCCCTCCAACATTAATTTCAGCATCACCAACAACAAACACCTGGACGTTCCCGCGAACCTCAATTCTATCATCACTGAGAACTAGCTTATAGTTGGACCCTACCGTGATCTCAACTCTATCGCCATTTGGATGGACTTCATATTGGGTTCCGCTAGGATGAAGCTCGCGCGTGCGCTCTGCTCCTGGAGTAGAGTCATATTCTTTCACGTGACCGGCTCGGGTCTGCCTCACCAAATTGTATGGGTACTTGGCGCCATACGGAGATCCTGGTATCGCGATCAATCCACCATCATATCGAATGGTATTATCCACACCACGAGTTAAGGCAGACAGGTCAGGAGCGTCTCCATTCATACCTGCAATAACTCCAGCCACTAGTGGCTGCTGAGCGTCTGATCCATCAACGAATATACCCCATACCCAACTACCAATCGCCAGTTGATGGTTGATAGTTACTCCATCTGTTCCCGCAGATTCGTTGGGTAGTGAGCACATTGC